TTGCCGACGTGGTGGGCGGACGAAGGTGGATATTATGGCGGAGCGCAAGCGCCGATGGTGGCGTTGCTTGACCCGGAAGATGCTGTCAGCGCAATCGAGAATTTGCCGTCCGCACAGCCAGAACCTGCGATTCCTCTATCATGGATTGAAGGGCAGATTGGATGGCTAAAAGGTCTGGACAATGCATTCTCGACTTTAACAGCAGGACAGATTTTAGCGATGATGAATAAATGGAAGGATGAACAGAATGGGGATTTTGGTTGTTTATGATTATCTGCTATTTGATATCGGTAATACTTTCGCTTGCGGCTATAAAGATATTTGGACCGCTTGTGGAACAATTACTAGGCTAAGCAACGGTTAGGAATTAGGACGTTAATGTTGAGGTAAAGTGAAAATGGATCGAGAAGATAAGTTATGTGACGATTACGACCGTTGTTATGAGTGTACCGGATACGGAGATAATTACAGTTTTGACGATGACGGAGAATTAGTTTGTAACTGTGGCGATTGTCTATACAATCAGGTGTGGCATGACGACGATGAGATTGATTGATGAGTATGGAGGACATATTTGATGACAAACGCGCCTCGCATATTTATTACGGGCGACACACATAGAGACATTGACATTTCGAAACTAAACACAAACAAGTGGAAAGAGCAGAAACTGCTATCACGAAACGATATTCTAATTGTGGCAGGGGATTTTGGTGTTCCTTGGACGTTCGGCGAAGACAATACGGATAAGTACATACTGAGGTGGTACGAATCAAAACCATTCACTACACTCTTCATTGACGGTAATCACGATAACGAAGATGCACTTAGAGAATACGAAATAGTAACATTTCTAGGAGCAAAATGTCATAAATTGAGGGAAAACGTGTTCCATGTAATGAGAGGAGAGGTTCTTCACATTGGAGGACACAAGATTCTCTGTATGGGCGGAGCAAAATCTGTTGACAGAGAACAAAGAATTCCACATGTAAGCTGGTGGCCTGGCGAGGAAGCCTCGTTTCAGGAATGGCAACATTTCTATGACTCGCTTAAATCTGAAAAACCCGATGTGATTGTGTCTCACGATGCGCCCGGGAGTATCGTCACAGATATGATAGCCAAGTATGCAGGCGTTAGGTTACTGTCAACAACATCGGAAAACTTCGACATGATTTTAGACGAGATATTCGAAAATAGCTCGTGTGTTAAAGACTGGTTTTTCGGACATCACCATGTTGATAAAGATTCAGAGATAGGAGGAATCATGTACCATGCGCTGTACCAAAGAGTAGAGGAGCTGTTTTGATGGATGATGTAACGATTAATGAGAGTATCGTAAGAAAAAACAGGGAATTAGTCGAGAAACACCCGTATCTTATTCCGACATACGAATATACAGGGATGCCTCTAGACGATTATGACTATTCGTTCACATTTCTTGATGATATGCCTCCAGGGTGGAAGATAGCGTTCGGTGAGCGGATGTGCGATGAGATTACTGAAATCTTAAAAGAATATAATTACCTCGACAAATACAGGGTCGTACAAGTTAAAGAAAAATTTGGACAACTCAGATGGTATGATAATGGTTCTCCAGATGGGGCATATGAAAAAATCAACGATGTACTAGTCAAATATGAGCACCTGAGTGAAAGAACGTGCGTAATGTGCGGAAAGCCAGCCACTAAGATTTCAACTGGTTGGATTTCTCCATACTGTGATGAGTGCGCTGCCAAGCTCAAAAACACCAAGTTTATTCCAATCGATAGGAGGAACGATGATCTACCTTGACAATGCATCAACAACAAAACCGGATCCTCGCGTAGTACAAGCGATGCTTCCTTATCTTGAAGAGAACTATGGGAATCCGGGAACAGTGTATAGTTTTGGAAGAGAAGCTGAGAAAGCCGTGTCGAAGGCAAGGGAACAAGTCGCTGAATACATCGGAGCAAAACCAGACCAGATCATATTCACTTCTGGAGGAAGCGAAGCGAATAACATGGTCATAAAAGGAATATTAAAAAGCATGGAAATAGCCGGAAGATTTGTGACTATGTATTCTTCGATAGAGCATGATTCAATCATGAATACTGTTAATAGTTTGAAATACGGAAATCACTTGTTTGACTTCACAAAAATTATCCCGAGCGATCATGGAACCAAGGGGGTTTCTGTCGGGAGGGATGACGTTGAAAAAGCTGTATCTCGTATCAGACTAGTGTATGGCGGTGGAGTCACCGGGTTGGTGTCAGTCATGCATACAAACAACGAAACAGGAATCAGAAATGACATAGAGGAGATTGGTAAATACTGCCATGATAAAGACATTATGTTCCACGCAGACTGTGTTCAAGCGGCAGGATGCGAACCACTTAACGTTGACAAGATAGGATGCGACTTTATGTCGTTATCGTCACATAAAATACACGGCCCGAAGGGAATTGGGGCTTTATACGTTAGAAATAAAACTAGTATTTCACCGTTAATTTTTGGGGGTGAAAACCAAGAATTCGGGCTCAGAGGGGGCACAGAGAACGTCCCAGGGATTGTTGGGTTCGGAAAGGCTTGTGAAATATTAACAAATGATTCAGAGAATAATTTGAAATATATATCAAATTTGAGAAAAAGGTTGTATGATGGAATTGTATGGAGACTCAGTGATTACGGGTTACATGATATCGTACATATCAATGGCAACCTTAACCTAGACAATCTCGGGAAAACAATGAACTTGAGATTCGACGGAATCGACGGACAGACATTAATGCTTTTGCTTGATAGCAATGGCGTGTGTGTCTCGACTGGATCAGCCTGTAATGGTCATGAGACAAAACCAAGCAGAGTCTTAAAGTCAATCGGGCTCACGGATGAAGAGGCGATGAGTTCGATCAGGATTTCCGTTTCCAGAATGAATACGGTAGATGAAATAGATACTGCGGCGGGTATCATAGCCGATTGTGCGGCACTTATTGCCATATCCAATATACCAGTAGCGTCTATTCATTGAATAGTGTAGCAAATGGTTAACACAAAGAGAGGAGAATGCGATTATGAGCGATGATGAACTTTTTTCAAAGCTTTACGAGGCAATTAAACGTAGTGAGGAAGCAAAGACTGTCGATGTTCCAATGAGAGTTAAGTTTGTCCAGGAGGCTTACAACGCAATTAAAAATGAATTCAAAGACGATAAAAATTTGGAAGTTGAGGTCGAGCGGCGTGGTTTAACTCCAAGTATTGCCAACATCATAATTGAAGGAAAAGACATTAAAATTAAGAACATGAAGCTGTTCAATCTTCTTCTCAAATTTTGCTACACATGGGAAGTATATCCAAAAACGAATGGGAATGTAAGAATGGTGTTCAGTTTTAATGGACTCAGGAAAAGGAGTGTGTGACCGATGAACATTTCAAGCTATGGCATTGCAGGATTTGCTTTCGAGAATGTTGACAAGAAGAAGTATAAAGTAAGCAGGGCAGCGGAAAATGAATTCAAGGAGTATTGCAAGGCGCTAGACAGGTTTTTGTCAGAGCGCAAATGCAAATCCATGAAGGTATTTGTGACAAGCGATATGGACGTTCTTTTCGAAATCATATGTGATGAGTTTGATGTATGTGACGAGGTAAACAATTTCAGAGACGTTGCAAAAGGAGCGAAGGGTTTAGAATTCTCCTATGGGGGGATTGACATTCTTAAAATGAAGGTACTTTGCGACGGAATTTGGAAGAAAGAAGGTGGCGATTGAACGATAAAAGAAGGTCTTCATTAAAATTAGCAGTAAGGCATTTGAAGAGGGCGTCGGATATCGTTGAATCAGCGGCGGACGAAGAGCAAGATTGTCTGGACTGTATTCCAGAGAACCTCCAGAATACCGACAGGTATACTTCAATGGAAGATGCTGTTGACTCGTTAAATGATGCGCTGTCATCAATCGACGATTCGATCGAAAAGATCGAGGGGATAATTTGAACGATTACGGAGAATTATGCTTATTATAGAAATCATATTACTCATCATATTCTGGAAAGTTTATGATCGTATATTTCCACCGAGAGACCCCATTAAAGAAAAGTTGGAAATGGAGAGGAAACAGGCAAGGGAGTTCTATGACAAGTATTGCTGCAACGACTATAGTGTAAAAAGAGAAATTGATAAAAAAATGAAAATAGTCGACAGTGAGGTTCACGATATAACGAAGGAACTTGAAGAGGCAATAGGACAGCATCCTACACAGGTCATGATTATGTGGGCACTATATGCAAAACGAGGAATGCTGCCGATGTCCTATCAGCTCTATGATGACTACTCTCCATTGCTCAGAAAGCACGACAGAATTTGTTGGGTGTACGAAGAACTGTCTCCAGATGAAAAGAAGTACGGTAGGTTACACTTTTTGCAATGGTTAGACAGGGAATTAGAATCACACGGTCTTGATCAAAGGCTCTGTAAAGCACAAAATGATAATATGATCTCAAGAATGCCCATCCAAAAGGCGTGGGAACTTGGAGGGAATGATGTATGTTTCTGGCCTCCAGTGAGGTTTCTAGCACGTAATAATTAATAGGGCTTGACATATGTGAAATTAAGCGATAATATCAAATGTAGAACATATGTTCGAACGTTCTATAATAGCAAGGGCGGTGCTGCCACACCGCCCAAGCGTAGCCTACTAAAAGAAAAGGGAAAGGTAGGCCAAGTGAATGACAGGGAAAATGTCTGAAAACCTTATCATTCACCTGTAGTCTATCATTCTCTGTTGACATTTTCAAGCAGTTATTCACAGGGATGGTAAACACGGATGAAAGTTTCGCTATCGAGATTAAAAGAAATTTGTAACAATGGGAACTACACTTACATCGTTGGAACGGACAACTTTAACGGATTAGATCCGTTTAGCAATGATTTAATTATTCACCAAAAATATGATAAGGTCGTAGTCATATTCAATCCTAACATTGTCTACTTCGTAAGCGACAACGGATGCATTGGGATCCAGCACATCAACGAGATCGATTATAAAAGAAGCTTGGATGACAGCGGTGAAATTAGTATTGTTTGCGGCAACAAAAACAAGAGAAAATATGTTATACTAATGGATAAAAAATATTAAAAAACGTATATATTTGACTTGACATACGTTGGGCTGGATAGTATACTGTATCGTGTAGACAGAAATGTTAGCATCTCAAAAGGACGGTAACATTTATGTGTAACGGACAAATAAGAATCGGCGAAATCTACATGATGGAATTCACGGGAACTGGTTGCGAACAAACCGGGTGGAGACCCGGAGTAGTTTTCCAGAATAATATAGGCAACACGTTTAGCCCGAACATCATCGCACTTCCACTGACAACGGCTATAAAGAAATATTCACAGCCAACTCACGTTTTAATCAGCTCAAAAGACAGCGGGATTCGCAAGGACAGTATAGTGCTTTGTGAGAATCCACAGAGAATGTCTAAAAGTAGAATAGGGAATTATATTACAACTCTCTCAGATAAATATATGTCGATGATAGCGAAGGCGAGCTTAATCGCTACTTCGGCGATAGCTTTTGTTGATCCTGATGATCTATTATCAATATGGCAAAAGACATTATCTCTGAACAAGCAATGAACATACATAGGAGGTAATGCCACATGTATAATAGTGAATTAAAGAGCAGGTTTATACAGGAAACTTATAGTAACAAAGGAAGAAGAAACGTAGCCGAGGTAATGTTCAAAACACTAGAGCCGTTGGAGCAGGAATATGGCTCGGATATTTGTACAATTCCGGAGGACAAAGTAAGACCTATCCTATCGAAAATTATCCCACTTCGTGTTAATAGCCAGAGAACAAGGATATCGATATTAAAGGATTATGTACGATGGTGTATGAACAATAATGTTCCGAACGCTTGTGATGCGATCCTCAATTTAAAAGATGTCGGAATCGCGAGAGTAAAGGAACAGATGGTAGCTAATCCACAGCACTTAAAGAGGTATCTTGACATTATCTTTGATTCAGATACCGAGCAAACAATCGACAGCACACGCAGAAGCTTTTACTGGCTTGCATACTCCGGTGTGCAGATGGAAGATGTAGTAAAGATCAGATGCTCCGATGTTGATACAGATCGGATGGTCATTACATTTAACGGGAACGAGTATCCATATTGCAGAGAAGCTGCTCAGGATATAAAAAATTGTGCATTGCTAAAAGAATTTAGATTCATACATCCATCGGCTAACGAACCCGTATGGAGGGAAAGGGCAAAGGGTGATTTTCTTTTAAGAGGGTATAGAGATAGAGATGCTGTATCTCTTGGCGCACTGAGAACTTATGTATCAAAGCGCACAAAACACCCGAAGCATCCAGAAAAAATACGGGAAGGCGACGTTGGACTGAACCTCGACTTAAGTTACTTCAGAGTATGGTTGTCTGGTGTATTCTATAGGGTGTACGAGGCAGAGAGATATGGCGTTTCGCCTGATTTCACTCAGATCGCTCAGGATGAGGTAAAAAGAAAAGGACTTGATAAAGGGATTTCAAAGTCGGAGCTGGAGCTGAAGATAAAGAGGATAGCGAACCAGTACTTATACGACTACGAAAGATGGAAAAGCGTATATTCTTAAACATAGAACCCGCTAGGCGGGTTTCTATTACATATCAAAAAGTCTAATATACACGATTTATGGGGGTGTCGCCAAGCGGTAAGGCACAGGACTTTGACTCCTGCACTCGTTGGTTCGAATCCAACCATCCCTGCTTTCCAGTTTGTTTTCTGGAATAATGTCACAAACGGCTGTCGGTTTCTAAGAAAGGATGTGGTTACTTGGAAGAAGAGAACATCAGAGAAATGAATCTATTCCAAAAGTTAGCGAAGATCAGAGGAATTACAAACGTAGTAGAGAAGAATAAGGAGGGATTCAAATACAAATATACAGATATTACTGAAATCCTCGCGAAAGTTACAGCTGGAATGAAGAAATATCATGTGTCGCTTTTCCCAACCGTAACGCCTGGGACTGCAAAGGTAGTCCAGTCAGTAACGCATAACACAAAAGTTGACAAGACAGGAAAAGCATACGATAACGTAGCGACTGAGATGCTGTTCAGCGCAGATGCGATTTACAGATGGCTCAATGATGATAATCCAGATGAATACCTCGATGTTCCGTGGGTACTTGTTGGAGCTCAATCAGATCCATCTCAGGCATTTGGATCGAGTGCAAGCTACGCAATGAGATATTTCCTAATCAACTTCTTCCAGATTGCAACACCGGAAAATGATGTCGATGCCTACAGATCGAAGCAGAAGGAAGCCGAGGCTTCAGAAGACAAGGCTGTTGCTGAGGAAATTATTAAGAGACTTGATGAAGAGGTAAGAGAATACATTGCAGACAATCAAGATGAGGCTCCAAAAGTGAAGAAACTCGTTTCGAAATATGTAAAGAACGGCGAGTATTTCAGAATTAAAGAGCCGAAGCTTGCAGCTAAGTTATATGAGGAATTTGAATCCACATTCAAAACATCTGGAGAAAACAAGGAGGGTAACTAATGGGTTTCAGAAAAGGAGCATGGGCAACCGTTTGGGATGTTAATCCGAAGACAGACTCAATTACATCGTGCAGAATTGCAATCAGCAGGAAGAATAAGCAGACAGGAGAATACGAGCAGGAATTCAGCGGATACGTTTCATTTATTGGAACCGGAACAGCACAGAAGGCTGCGAGCCTGAAAGTCAAAGATAGAATCAAGCTCGACGAGGTAGACGTAAAGACTCACTACGATGCCGCTAAGAAGACTACATATTATAACTTCAATGTTTATTCGTTTGACACTCCAGAGGGAAATGGATCTGGTGGAGGAAATGGCTTGGACAGATCAATCACGCATGTCGACGATGGAGAACTCGATGAAGAGTGGAACGATCCATTCTGATCATGACAGAAAGGCTGGCTAACCTTTGAGTAGTGATTTAATATACCGTCCTCTCATGGAGGATATGACATGGTCATACAGCCGAGTCACTACGTTTTATAAGTGTCCGTACATGTTCTTTTTAAGATATATAGCTGGGTGTAAGGAAAAAGATCAATTCTTTTCAAGCTATGGATCATGGGTTCATAAATTGATAGAGCGCTTTTACAAAGGGGAAATCAAAAGGGAATCACTGACAACAAACTTTTTAATAGGGTTTCAAACAAATGTTAAGGGTAAAAGACCAAACACAAACCTTGTACAGAGATATATAGAAGAAGGAACAAAATACTTCGACAACTTCCAACCGTTCCCGTTTGAGACGGTTGGAGTTGAAGATAAAGTCGACTTCGATTTGAACGGAATAAAAGTGACTGGGGTAATTGATTACATTGGAGTTTCGAATGGCGAATACCTCATAGTAGACCATAAGTCGACAGAGGTAAAACCTAGAGGGAATAGAAAGAAATCAACAAATGCGACGATGAAGCTCGATGAGATGTTGAGGCAGCTTTACATTTATTCAACAGCTGTAAAGAATAAGTTCGGGAAATTTCCAAAGACATTATGTTTCAACTGCTTTAAAGCTGGAACATTCGTCGAAGAGCCATTCAATATTGAGACATATAACCAGACAATCAAATGGTTCCAAGATGCAGTTGAGGAGATAAAAAACACGAATGAATTCATACCGAACATCGAATGGTTCCAGTGTAATTACATTTGTGGGGTTTGTGATGAGTGCATGTATAAAGATATGGGGTGAGGCTTATTGATTGATTCGAGAGACATTAACAGTCTCCAAAGCGAATCTGGCGTGATTGCAACATTGATTTACCATCCGGAATTTTGTTTCTATTCAGAAGGGCTTCTTCCGAACTACTTCGTAAACGAGGACAATGGGAAGCTGTATGCGGCGATTGTAGACCTAACAAAGCGTGGGATCTATACGATAGACGCTTACAACATCAGCACTTGCGAGACCGGAAGCAGTATTCCACTTGAGAGAATCAACGAGTTCATTGAAATGAGCCATGTGCTTGCAAGGGGAACTCTCGAGGAATATAAAGCGCTGGTTCAGAATATTCTAAATGCAGCCTTTAGAAGAAACACATACATAGCTCTACAGAAATGTATGGCTTTATGTCAGAGAGATGACACAAACCTCGAACAAGATGTATATTCGGAGATCGACAAAGTAATGATGGATTTTTCTGTTGCTGAGGATGATGTTCCGGAATTTAAGGATGTCGTAGATGGACTATGGAAGGATGTCGAAGACCACCAGGACGGAAGCAATGCCGGAATCCCGTTTAAGTTTCCAACACTAAATGATTACGTCAGGATCGAGCCCGGAGAACTTGTAGTTGTTGGAGCTCCTGCCAAAGGAGCAAAGTCGATGTTTATGCTAAACGAAGCGGTAGACATCCTAAAGCAAGGAAAAAGCGTGTTTTACCTTGACAGTGAGCTTTCGAGCAGACTGTTCTTATGCAGGCTTGTATCTCATCTAACTCAGATAGAGTTTTCAAGGGTAAGAAGCGGAAGATACAACGAAGAAGAGAGAGCTAGAATCGCTGAGGCAATCAGATGGGTAAAACAACAGAGGCTCGTACACTTATATATGCCAATCTTCTCAGAAAGAGCCATCTACACAGCGGTTAAAAAGGTAAGCCATAAGTTCGGCAAGCTCGATGTGCTGATAGTTGATTACCTGAAACCGACAGGATCGAGTACAGAAGCATATGCGGTGTACAGCGAGCTTGGAAACCTTACAGACATGGTAAAGAACGACATTGCAGGGAAGATGGGAATCGCAGGACTCGCAGCAGCACAGCTCAATGCGAACAACAAGCTTGCAGATTCAGCAAAGATAGCGAGAAATGCTTCAACGATCATGTTCTTGACGGATAAAACTCCGGAAGAAATCACAGATGACGGAGGAAAGGAGGCTGGCAATAAGAAGCTCGTAGTTGTTCAGAACAGGAACGGGATGCAGCACGTTGATGGCGAATGGATTAACATTGATTTTGATGGAAATAGGTGTACGTTGACAGAAGCGGGTAAACAACATGTAGCTAAGGAGCCGTTTTGATTTACAAAATCAAATATACACGAGATTATGGAGCTAAATGAACTCATCAGGTCAATAGATATCGTCAAATACATAGGACAGTTTGTAGAGCTCGAAGAAAAGAACGGAGAGTACTGGGGAAGAAGCCCATGGAGGGAAGATGTAACGCCTTCGTTTTCTGTTAGAAAGGATCCTCCGTTCTGGTATGACTTTTCCAGTGGGAAAAGCGGCAACGTATACACGTTCGTTAGAGATTACAGGCGATGCTCACCATCAGAGGCGATTGAAGAGCTAAAACGGTTCGCTGGTGTATCAGAAAACGTGGTGACATCAGAAAAAGACGGAGTTTTAGCAGCAACTTTGATGTGCAGAAAGTTCATGCCACATCAACATTTGGAGAAAAAGAAGAATGGAGTAGTCCTACAGAACGATTGCATGAATAAATTCGAGTATGACGAAAACAAACTAAAAGTTTGGGAGTCAGAAGGAATTTCAGCTGATACACTTAGAGAATTTCAGGTTAAATACGACCCAATAGCGAACAGGATAGTGTATCCAATCAGAGATTTAACTGGAAAAATTGTAAACATCGGAGGGAGGACACTTGATCCACAGTATAAAGAAAAAGGAATTAGGAAATATACGTACTACTACAAATGGGGAACGCTAAAGTTACTATACGGGTTGTATGAAAACATGAAATACATCAATGAGAAAAAGGAAGTCATCGTATTCGAAGGATGCAAGAGCGTGCTTATAGCGAATACATGGGGAATTAAGAATTGTGCGTGCCTTCTTACGTCGCATTTGAATCCGTGGCAGATGGAAATCCTCGCCAAGCTAGGGCACAGAGTTGTATTCGCACTCGATAATGATGTGAATATACGTGATGACAAGAAAATAAAGATTCTTAGGAACTATGTGAACGTTGAATATATCCGCGATAAGAATGGGTTACTTGCTCCGAAAGATTCTCCAGTCGATAAAGGCAAGAGCGTCTTCGAGGAACTCTACAATGAAAGAATACATTACAGGTAAGGAGGAGCTAACATGTGAATAATTACTTCTGTTACCACATACACTCGGACTTGAGCAACGGTGTCACAAACGTAGACAGTGTAACAAAGTTTGGACAGTACGTTGAACGAGCGAAAGAATGTGGAATGACAACATTCGGGTTTTCGGAACACGGATCAGTATTTGAATGGTATCACAAAAAAGAAGCGATTGAAGAAGCTGGGATGAAGTATGTCCACGCAATAGAATGTTATCTCACATCTACTCTCGATGAGAAAATCAGGGATAACATGCACTGCGTTCTGCTTGCGAGGAATTTCGAAGGATTCAAGGAACTTAATAGGATGGTCTCAAAGAGCTTCAACCGAAATGACAACCACTTCTACTACGTACCAAGGATCAGTTTCGACGAGCTATTCAATGCTTCAGACAACATCATTGTTACCTCCGCATGTGTAGGTGGTGTGCTTGGTAAAGGAGATGAGGAAACACAAGCAAGATTTGTAGATTTCTTAAGTAATAACAAAGACAGGTGTTTCTTGGAAATAGGGCATCATATCGATCCCAAACAGGTTGCTTATAATAAGAAACTATACGATCTTAGTAAGTCAACAGGAATTAGACTGATAGCCGGGACAGACACACACGCCCTGAATGCAGAGCATGAGAGAGGAAGAAGCATTCTCCAGAAGTCGAAGGGAATTCACTTTGACGGCGAGGATATGTGGGATCTCAAGTTTAAGACATACGACGAGCTAGTACGTGCTTACGAGATTCAGAATTCTCTTCCGTCAAATGTGTATATGGGAGCAATAGACAATACAAACGTCTTAGCAGACATGATTGAACCATTCTCTTTGGACAAGGGTACAAAATATCCTCATATCTACAAGAACCCAGAAGAAACCTTTTATAAAAAGGTAAAGGAAGCAGAAATCACACACCCATACGCTTTGAAAAATCATTCCAAAGAAGAACTTGATAAGGTAATTGATGAGGAATTCGAGGTATATAAAGCCACAAAATCTATTGACTTCATGCTTTTACAGACATACCTGCGAGAGTGGGAAAAGAAGAATGGGATACAGTGTGGTTACGGAAGAGGTTCTGTATCGGGGAGCATGATAGCTTATCTGCTTGGAATTACTCAGATGGATAGTCTCAAGTTTCACCTTAACTTTTTCCGCTTTATGAATCCTTCAAGAGTAACAAATGCAGATATTGACACTGACTATGCCGGAAAAGACAGAGACAGAGTTAAAACATTCCTGCTCCGAGATAAGTTGAATCTATCAACGATCAAGTCAGCAGAGATTATTACATTCAACACGATAGCTCTAAAGGGAGCTATTAGAGATATAGGTAGAGCGCTTGAAATGAGCCTAGACGAAGTAGGTGATATATGTAGGAGTTGTGAAAGCGGTGAAGTTCCAGAGAATTTAAGAGAGAAATACAAAGAATTATTCGAATATGTTGATCTCGTAAACGGGACGATAGTATCTATTGGAACACACCCAAGCGGAGTATTGATAAGCGACCTTCCAATCGAAGAAATGGTTGGGCTTTGTTCGATTTCTTCATCAGATTATCCTGTTTCGATGCTTAACATGAAGGAACTTGATGCACTGATGTACGTTAAGCTTGACATACTTGGTTTGGATAACATTGGTGTAATAAACGAGACATGTAAAATGCTCGGGATTGAGAGACTCACTCCTGACAACACTGATCTCAATGATGAGAAAGTGTGGAAAAGCATTCGGGACGACACAACGCTGATATTTCAGTGGGAGTCACCATCGGCGCAAGCATTTATAAAGCAGTTTATGTCAGACGACACGATAGAAATTGCGAAGTCGAGAGTAAAGAACTTCTCGATGATAAAGTGGATGTCGTTTGGGAATGGTCTTATCCGTCCTGCATGTGCAAGTTTTCGAGATTCGGTTGCGAAAGGCGAGTTCTACGACAACGGATTTAAAGAACTAAACGATTTCCTCGCTCAGGAAGCGGGAAGAATTGCAATGCAGGAAACGATCATGCAGTTCTTAGTTAAATTCTGCGGATACTCAGCGGCAGAGAGTGATACAGTGCGTCGGGGAATCGCTAAGAAAAAGGGGACAGAGAAGCTTATCCCGGAAATTGAGCGGAGGTTTATAGATTACTCGTCGAAACATTTCGATATAACAGAAGAGAGATGCAGAGAAGTCATTAAACCTTTTATCCAGGTTATCCTCGATGCAAGCGCATATGCTTTTTCTTGGAATCACTCTGATGCGTATAGCATGGTTGGCTACATATGTGGGTATTTAAGGTATTACCATCCATATGAGTTTCTTACAGCTGCATTAAATATCTTCTCGGACAATACAGAGAAGACGGCAGAAATCACGAAGTTCGCTTCCAGAAACAGGATAAAGATTCTGCCACCTAAATGGGGAATATCTAGTAGTACATATGCCTTTGATAAAGACAGGAGAGTGATAGCGAAAAATCTCACTTCAGTAAAATATATGAGTGCGAATCTCTCGGACGAATTGTACAAAATCGCGGGAGAAAGAAAATTCGATAGGTTTGTGGATGTGTTATATGCAATACAAGGGTGCATAAATACAAGACAATTAGACATACTGATAAAGATCGATTTCTTTTCAGACTTCGGAAACCAGAGAGAGCTCCTCGTAATAACCGACTGGTTCTACAACGTAATGGACAAAGGGAACGCAAAACAAATTAAGAGAGGAAGAATCGATGGGACGCCAGTTGAGTCGATCTTTAGGGCACATTCAACTTGGATTACGAAATCAGGAAAAGAAGCTAAAGCCTATACGATCAAAGATAGCACCTCGATATTGTATGAACTAGAGGATTTTACAAAATCACTTAAGCTCGATGATCTTGATGACACGTTAAAAGCAAAGAACTTCTGTGATGCCATGGGTTATATGGGATATGTGTCTGGGAAAGACGAAGACAGGTCAACATTATACATAGTTGACATCTACCCGTTAGTAAGGAGGAAAGATAAAAAACAGTTCGGGTACTCGTTCATAACGAAGTCAATTGGAAGTGGTATTGAGAGTAGATTTACAGTGGTCAATAGAGTGTTTGACGAAGAACCAGTTAAAAAAGGCGATGTTATCAAGTGTCTTAGATGGGAACGAGACGGACAATACTTTAGAATGACGAAATATGCGATTGCGTAGAAAGGAGGAAATTGGATGATATCAGTAAATCTCGACAGCTTCGAGAAGGCTACAAGAATCGTAGCAATTTGTTCTAAGTATTCCAAAGACATACAAGTTGACGTTCATTGTGGACACTATGTTGTCGATGGGGCGAGTATCTTAGGAGTACTGAGCTGCGTAGGAAATTGGGTAACGCTTCAAGTGATAACTCCGAACACAAGTAAATACAACGGGTTCATACAGGAGATTTCGGAAATCGATGGTGTGACTGTGGGGGAGAAAAATGAAGATTAATAAAAGGGTCTGTAATATATGCGGCAAGGAAATCAAGGAAGTCGAGTATTCCCATAAAAATTACATAAGTAGCTTCGAATATGCACCTGAACATGTTATTAACTATTTCTCGATTTCCGGGCGTATGCCATACGGTTCCGAGTTCGACGGAAACTATATCGACCTCGATATTTGTTGTGACTGTATGGATGAGATCATAAAGCAATGTAAAGTGTCTCCAATAATTGTAACTCCAGCTTTCGTTGACAAAACCATCACAGGTACAAAAACATATATAGAAGACAGCAAGTCATACGTTTAAAAGTCGAATATACACGGAGGATCAATGTCAGAGTACAAGATCAAAGATTCAAAATCAGTCCACAATGCAGTCGTATACGGACTTGATGAAAGCATCAGGAGAGCAAAATTCCCTATGGCTGTCGACACCGAAAAGCCAACTACTGATTTAACGAAGGGAATTAAGTCTCTAGCCCAGAGTGGAGCGGGAGAGGGACATGACAACTGGCTCAATGGCGTAATCGTACAGTTTGACTGGACATTCAGCAATAAGCTAAGCGTAGAGCTAGAGAGGTATCACTTCCTAGACTTCGTGAGCTCTCAGTCGACAATGCACAGGATTACGAAATTCAATCTCGATGATTCATACTCAGAATATGTCGACAAAAGAATCGTCGAAATCATGAAGGAAAAAGTCAACATATACAATTCCGGAGACGACCGAGACGAGGAAACGACACAAAAGTTATATCTCGAGATTCTTTATAGTAACCCATGCGGGTTTACGATGACAGCCGGGATGACTACTAACTACAGACAACTCAAAACGATTTATAGACAAAGAAGAAATCACAGGCTTCCAGAGTGGAGAGAGTTCTGTGAGTGGATTGAAACACTTCCACATAGCGAACTAATCACTGGTGAGAGTAACTAACAGCAACACTGCTGCCATTGACGGCAAGCCAATTGTGGGTGGGGCGATAGTCTCTATGGCAGCGGTTTTAAATAGATATTTCACTACGACGGGAGATGATGTGATATGGAGATAGTTTCTATCTCCGGGCACGCTGGAAGTGGTAAAGACACGGTCGCATGGATTATAAAAGAACGTCTTGAGCACGACGATCGCAAGGTTTTGATTACGCACTACGCTGATCTGCTGAAGTACATATGCAAAACCTTCTTTAACTGGAATGGTAAGAAGGATGAGCGTGGAAGAGAAATTCTACAGTATGTTGGGACAGACATCATCAGGAAGCAGGACGAAAACTACTGGGTTGATTTTTTAATCAGTATATTCAGGTTTTTCGACAAACATTGGGACTATGTATTAATCCCAGATTTGCGGTTCGAGAACGAATACACGAGGCTTAAAGACAGTGGTTTTGACGCAATACACCTTCGTATTGTAAGGCCTGATTTCCAAAGTCTACTGACAGAGAAGCAGCAGAAGCATGTATCAGAAACATCACTTGATAGCGTTAAACCAGATTACACAATCGTGAACTCTGGAAGCCTGGAGGATCTCAAAACAATTGTTAACAACTGGATTACGGAGGAACTGTATGGGTAAAAACACGAGAGGATATTACGACATTGACGTTATGATCGAGGACGACATTCCAGAAGGTTGGAGACTCGATGAATTGTTCTACTTGCAGGATTTAAGGCAGAGGAAGCTTTATCTCGAGTGTGAAGTGAATGATTGCTCGGTGAGCGATATCGTTAAGAACATCATGCAGTACAACAAAGAAGATAGGGGAATTGATCCGAGCAATAGGAAACCGATTTATTTATACATTTCCTCCAATGGTGGAGAAGTTGATGCGGGATTTGAGCTCATTGATGCAATTACTAGTAGCAAAACTCCAGTATACACGATCAACATCGGGCATGAATACAGTATGGCATTTCTGATCGGGCTTGCCGGACACAAGCGGTTCGCGACGAGTAACGCCAAGTTCCTGATGCATGATGGAAGCAACTTCGTGTATGGATCGGGCACAAAAGTACAGGATCAAATGGAATTCCAGAAAAGAGTAGAAGGACGGATTAAGGACTATGTGATTGCGAGAAGCGGAGTTACCGAAAAGGAATACGACGAAAAACTCAGAGTCGAATGGTATTTGTTCGCGGACGAAGCCAAGGAGAAAGGTTTCGTAGACCATATCATCGGAATTGACTGTGACATCGACGAGATTGTGTAAGGAGGCTTAATGAGCGAAGAATATCTTGGATTCAAACAGGTAGAGCTTGACGGAGACAAAGTCCAAAATATTTTTTCAGATAACGTACCAAATGAATTCGGACTACTTCAGAACGAATACCTCAAGGCTTGTGACAAGAACGGGAACGTAATCAGATTGATGAGATGCGACAACGACAAACTTTACCCGCTTCCATACAAAGCGATTGATGGGAAGTTTATCGAGAAGATCAAACCGAGAAATCCAGAACAGCAGATGGCTATCGACATGCTTTACAACCACGATATAACGATCAAGATTATCGCTGGTAAGTTTGGGGCTGGTAAAGACTTGCTTATGACATCTGCTGCGGTGGACATGGTGATGAATGGCGATTTCGATAAGATTGTTTACGTAAGAAACAATATCGAAGTCAAAAATTCCAAAGCAATCGGGTTTCTCCCGGGATCGTACACCGAAAAGATGCTCCCGTTCGCGATGCCGCTTGCAGATCATGTAGGTGGCGTGGATGGACTGCATATGATGATGGAGGAAGATCAGCTTGAAATCATCCACCTCGGGTTCATTCGGGGAAGAGACATCAGAAAATCTATTATCATTTGCTCAGAAGCGGAGAACATGACGAAAGAGCACATCCAGCTACTCATTGGAAGAGTTGGTGAAGGTTCAGAGTTGTGGATCAATGGTGACTTAAAACAGTGTGATGCGGAGGTGTTTGAGAAAAATAGTGGATTGATGACAGCGGTACAGAAATTAAAGGGGCACCCGAGATTCGGGTATGTAAAGTTACTGAAATCTGAACGAAGCGAGACTGCTGCAATGGCAGATTTGCTTGACTAATGGAGGAAATTTAATTAATGGAAAATAAAATCGTGTTGTATTCTACTGGGTGTCCAAAATGTAAGATTCTTGAGAAGAAACTTGGCGAAAAAAATATGGTTTATGAAAAAGTCACTGATACTGATGTAATGATTAAGCGTGGGTTCCAGTCCGTTCCAATGCTTGAGGTTGATGGAAATACAATGGAGTTTGGAGATGCTGTTCGCTGGATTGGAGGTCATCGTTAATGAATATTAATATCAGTCTCGACAAGAATTTTACTACTCAATACAACAGGATGCAGAATGACTACGGCTCTGAGATGGCGGAACTCAATGGGTTTTCGGACAATCAATTGAGTTATACGGACTTCATTGATAATTTCGTAGACGAAGATACAGTGGCCGATGCAAGTATCGATGGAAACTCAAATGTGTCACATAAAGACATCGTAACACTTGAGCGCGAGATGCCAAAACCTCACAGTAAGTTGCTTGCCTTTAACAAGATCTATTATGAAATCCAAAAGAAATATGGATTTAAGGCAGCGAATGAGTGGCTTAAAGAAGAATGGATCGGGGATCTTTACTTGCACGATGCAAGCTCGAGCACATTTCGACATTATTGCTTCGCTTACGATTTAAAAGATTTAGCAGAAAAAGGATTGTATTTTATCGAAGGGAGGAATTCAAGCCCGGCAAAGCATCTGATCACGTTTGTAGACTTCGTTAAAGAGTTCGTCTCATACGCAGCGAACAGGAGCAGCGGAGCTGTAGGGCTTCCGAATTTGATCCCTTACATGTATTACTTCTGGAAGAAAGACGTTGATTCTGGGTATTTGGGACTTAACGAAAAAACCAAGAAGCAGTATGCAATGCAAAATTTTCAAAGGTTCATTTATGCAGTAAATCAACCGTATTGTCGAGATGGAAGTCAGAGTGCATTTACGAATACTTCTGTTTTTGACCATCCATATTTTGAAGCACTGTTTGGAGGAAGCGTGTTCCCAGACGGAACGCCGATGATTGACTGCGAAGACGATATCATCGAATTCCAGAAGTGGTATATGGAAAAGATGTCTGATATTAGAAGCGAGAATATGTTCACGTTCCCCGTTAAATTGATAGCGGCGTAATAAAGTGATTTATTACGAAAACCCAGTGAATTCATGGAAAATCTGAAGATAAGTACATTATTCAGATGATCATGAGCTAAGCCCGTATATATGGGAAAGTGCAACGACTATCGAAAGGGTATCATAATTGAAACAATTATGAGAGTAACCGAGTAGAGTAGGCTCAAGCGAGTCGAAGTGCTGGGGGTCTTTATCACGGTAGCAGTGATAAAGATCGTGATATAGTCTGCTCTTTATGGTGACATAAAGCAGTTAATACGATTATGGATTAGCAAACCATAATGAACATAAAGGATCAACAATTTCGCTTTTAGTAAAGAACGACAAGGAATACCCGCTCGACACTCTCGACAGGTTTGTCGATAAAGACTTCGCAGAGTGGGGACTCAAACACAACATGAAATGGTCTGACAGCAATATATTCGTAGACACATCAGTAAACAGTCTGTCGAATTGTTGCCGACTTAAATCAGACATAAGAGATTTAGGGTATGAATTATAATTGAAATGCCCAATTACTTATTTTCTTACGAATCGGTAAGGGTACGCTTTGTAACAGCGTGCTAACGAGAAAGGCTAACCTGTGATTACAGTATGCTAACCTCGTGGAAGGGGAATCAGCTTGAAAGCTATCTACAAAATTACGAATGATATTAATGATAAGGTGTATATCGGACAGTCAGCTCATCCAAAGAGCCGTTTTAACCATCACAAAAGTGACGCAATCAAAAAGAGAAGCGAAGGGAAATCCGCGATTCACGACGCAATGAGAGAAATCGGCGTTGAGCACTTCTCGATTGAGATAATCGGATGGTATGAGAACTATGATGAAATGGAACAGTATTACATTAAGCAGTGCAATTCGATTTATCCAAATGGATACAACATTTTAAAAGGCGGTGAAGGCGAGCTCCCACACAGATATGGCGAAGACCATCCGAAATCAAAGTACTCTCAAGAGTTAGTCGATACCATTATTGATGATTTGATGTCGCATCAATATACACAAAAAGAGATACAGGATAAATATAACGTGACACAGCAGTTAATCACACAGATCAATAACGGGTGGACTCACAAAAGGAAAGGAATAAAGTACCCAATTTTGCCGGATAGTAATTATCACTGTAATGATAAAACTGTTGATGACATTGTTTATCTCTTAAAAAATTCGACTTGCACTTGTTCAGAAATCGCACGATATTTCGGTTTTAAAACATCTACGATCAAAGCAATTAATAGCGGACGGAATCATTATTATCCAAATTTAAAATATCCTATTCGTAATTTTAGAGGGAAAGCTAATTCTCAGTCTGTAGAGACTATCCTCGCCAAGAGGAGTACGCCTAGTAATTGAGATATAGGCGGAAATGTAAGTATGCGCGGCCAGCGTATAAGAAATAGTCCAAACTATATGAAAATATAGACGAATTTGATTTCAATTCAATCGGAGGGACAGCACTTAAAGTCGGTTCTGTAAAGGTAAATACTATTAACCTAGCCAGAATCGCTCTTGACACAAATAGTGAGGAGGAATATTTATCTGAGTTAAAGAGAAGGGTGATAGTCGATCTCATGTGCCTCGACAGGGTGAGGCATATCATTGAGAGAAACGTCGAAAAGGGGCTTCTTCCAAACTTTAAGTACGGATTGGTAGATTTTGACCATCTTTACAACACGATTGGGTTTATTGGTATCTATGAAACGATGAAGAAGTTCGGATATACAAGGAAAGACAAGCTCGGGAATGTCTACTATACTGACGAAGCATCCAAGTTTGGAGAGAAAATCTTCAAGACAATGAGAGAAACGGCTGACGCATTTATCGCGGCAGACGAAGAGATCGATTATAAGATCAACACGGAACAGATCCCGGGAGAAACAGCGGCCTCGAAGCTGATGCAAAAAGACAAGTTCTTCTATCCAGACGCTAATATCTACGATCTTCCGCTCTATGGTAATCAGTTCATGCCGCTTGGTATTAGAACGACATTACAGGAGAGAATTAGAGTACAGGCGTTGTTTGATGGATATTGTAACGGAGGATCGATCTTGCACGCTAACATTGACAGCCCATTTGATAGCTTCGATAAATGCCTGCGCTTAACAAACTATATTGCGTCTCAGGGTGTTACATATTTCGCTTTTAATACAAAGATTCAGGCATGTAAAAACAATCACGCATTTTACGGAACAACGTGCCCTGTGTGCGGAAATCCAGTCGATGTCGAATACACCAGAATTGTTGGGTTTTATACACCGATTAAGTCTTGGGGTAAAGAGCGCAAGGAAGAGTACAAGCTCAGAAAGTGGGAAAATGTTAACAAGGAGGTCAGAAATATTAATTGAAGGTGATAGACGTTGTGTTCGAAGACTTCGTGAACTACAAAAAGCCTAGCATGGTGATCGAGTTTCCATATTGTACATTCAAATGCAACCATGAATGCGGAAAGAACATCTGCCAGAACTACCAGCTTAAAGACAGCGAGGTGCTCGAATTAGAACCAGATGATCTCATTTCTGAGTACAGTAAAGATCCAGTAACTGAAGCTGTAGTCATGCAGGGGCTTGAACCCTTTGACAGCATGGATGATGTGATCGCCTTTGTTGATAGGTTTAGGGATTCGTTTAATGACGACATTGTGATATATACCGGGTACAACGAAGATGAAATCGATGTTTCATCGCTAAAAAAGTATAAAAACATCACAGTGAAGTACGGAAGATACATCCCGGGGCAGACACCTCATTTTGACAAAGAGCTTGGCGTGATGTTGTATTCAGACAATCAGTACTCGAAACGAATATCTTAATACCTAATAAAGTCTAATATACACGGAGAATTGACTCACTAATACCCACAGGCTTACCTGTGGGGTTGCATAGCAGCCCTTGGTGAGTAGCCTAAGCCCTGAAACAGGGGCTACGTTAAGAGAGAATATATAGTTACCTGTGGATGTAGTACCAAGTCCGCAGCTCTAAGGTCTGTGATTAAACAGTTCTGAGGTATAGGAACAGTGTCACAGGCACATAAAACCTCTCATTAACATTGGCGATGGTACACGAACCGCTTTTCGGAGCGAGTAATTAAATCATTTATATGATTTGAAATTGAATTAAGAAAGGTGGTATAAGGCGGTTCATCCCACAGGCTCGCCTGTGGGTTTCCCGCCAAAATGCTATGAGTAGTATCGGAGAGCGAAATGTGTTTTCTACCGTTGGAGCTTCTAACCACTCTGTTAAGGAGAGAGAACAAAACGACTACTACGCTACAGATCCCGTTGCACTTGAGCTGCTCCTGCAAAAGGAGCAGTTCTCTAAGAATGTATGGGAATGTGCGTGTGGTGAGGGACATCTCAGCAGAGTGCTAGAAAAAAACGGATACCAAGTATATTCAACAGACCTCATAGACAGAGGGTACGGCACTGGAGGGGTCGACTTTCTCGCTGTCAATCAAAAATTCGATGGCGACATCGTAACGAATCCTCCATATAAATATGCAAAAGAGTTTGTGGAACACGCCATCGACGTAATCGACGATGGGCACAAGGTGGCGATGCTCATGCGGCTATTGTTCCTAGAAGGAAAGTCTAGGCGAGAGCTGTTTGAGAAATACCCGCCCAAATATGTATATGTTTCAAGCGCAAGAATCAACTGCGCGAAGAACGCTGACTTCAATAGCGAAGGAAGCGCTGTGGCATACGCATGGTTCATATGGGAAAAGGGGTTCAACGGAGAAACAATTGTGAAGTGGTTTAACTAAGGAGATTACAGGGGCAGATGAAAGTAGCTATTACAGGGCACAGACCGCAAAGACTTAACGGACATGGCAAAGATGTAAAGAGATGGATTGCAAAGGAACTTTCCAAGATCGAGTGTGACGAAGCTTACACAGGGATGGCGATGGGTACAGACCAAATCTTCGCTAATGTAGCAATCTCGAAAGACATTCCGCTTATTTGTTGCTATCCATACAGGAAAAATAAGTTCCATCCAGATGAGCAGAAGATCATTGATTCTGCAAAAGATGTTGAGTTCATATCCGAGGAATTTAGTAAGAAAGCATACTGGATCAGGGACAAATATATGGTAGACCATTGTGATGTTCTTCTCGCGGTGTGGGACGGAGAAAAGTCCGGAGGTACATGGATCACTGTAGAGTACGCACAGAAAATCGGTAAACCGATAATTTTCTATCCGAAGGAGAGGTTAAAAGAATGATTAGGACTGCACTGGATATCGCAACGCTCATACTGGCGTTGATCATATTGGTAATTAGTATACATAAAAGTAAGTAACAGAAGGTAGATAACAATGAATTACTCGGAGGTAAAGGCTGATTTATTTAGTTATTACGACAAAGGATATTATCTTGCCCACTGTATAAGCGCAGATTTTAAACTTGGCGCTGGCATAGCAAAAGAATTCGAAAAGAGATTTAATCTTCGCGACGATCTATTATTTGTTCTTGGCGACAAATGGTATCTTGATTATGATGAAAGATTTCCGGGTGATGCTTTAATTCACAGACAAAAGAGAATTATTGACTTAGTGACAAAGACTCGATACTGGAATAAGCCAACAATGTATTCTATGCGAAGATCATTAGAGAAAATGAAGCGTGGATGTGAAACAGAAAACATTACTAAAATCGCTATGCCAAAAATCGGATGCGGATTAGATAAGCTAAAATGGGAAGATGTATCTTCGGCAATCAAAGAAATATTTGCCGATAGTCAAATAGAAATTGTTGTTTCGTGGTGAAGAAGCTCGAGGCAACAAAAAATAATTGATTTTCAAAACGTGCGGAGGATAACGGTAAATGATTCCAATCATTATTATTCCTGAAGAGAAAGAAACTATTACTTTAAAAACAGAAGATTTAAAAAAATATATATCGGATGCTTATTGTAGCGGATACAGCACATTACTGGATGCACCAGCAGTAACACCAGTCAAGACAGGACAGTGGGTATTTATTGATAAGGCACATGAACACGCATATTGTTCTGAATGTGGTTATGGGAATGTTGATTTATTTAACGGAAGACCACATAACTATTGTCCAAATTGTGGTGCAAAGATGGAAGAGGAGGAAAATGAATGAGGCCGATAGCTTTTGTCGTCGAGTGCGGGGTGTTTTTCTTCGCCCTCGGAGTGTTGGTATACATGCTGACGCACGATAACCACAATGGATAAACCTAAATAACACAAGCGAACGGAGGTACCAATGAGCGACTTTCTTAACATTCCAACATACATTAACTATAAGAAGATTGTGCCGGAGGCGATTGAACCAACATTCGGTTCTCAATGTGCAGCCGGAATGGATTTGTATGCACTGTGCGAAGAACCAGTTACAATTCAGCCAGGTGAGACGCACATGATTCATACTGGAATCGCAATCGAGATTCCTTACAAATTCTTCGGAGCGATTTATCCAAGGAGCGGGCTTGCATCTAAGAGAGGCTTAAGACTCGCCAATTGCGTAGGGGTCGTAGATGCAGATTTCAGGGGGGAGGTAATGGTTCCACTTCACAATGATAGTGATAAACCACAGACGATTGAAAACGGTGACAGGATCGCCCAATTGGTTATTCAACCGTATTTGAACGTAGAGCTTGTTGAAAAAGATAAGTTATCAAGCACAGTCAGGGGCACGGGTGGATTTGGAAGCACTGGTGTTCATACACGAGGTGATGCAAATGGCCGATAAACATAAGCCGATTCTCAATCATGACTAGAAATCGTATCTCGAGCATGTGATAAAACCTTTTAAATATAGCGTCGAGTATGTAGCGAAATGTCCAGACTTCTATGATGGTTTTGAGTTCGTCTCAATAGCAACAATGCTTTTTGACAAGGATTTAAACGCCGAGAAAGGCTTTATACCACAACGTACAATTTATCTTCGGCCGTTTAGAGCGGGCTCGATGTACAAAAATATGGAATTAGGTCGAAAATACACGCTACATGAGCTTGAATTGTTCAAATAATTGATTTAGTCATATGCGGGTGCTCTTTGTAGGGCATCCGCTATATAAACAATATGTGTATTGGAGGAAATGCGTATTGACAAGAAAAGCGAAGAAGACAACAGACAACGATACTGATACTGAGCTGGAAAGATCCATTACAAATGACGCTATATTGAAGTACATAGTCTCAAATGATATAATTGACCTGCCAAGTATCGAGGGTTCGCTTATTATGGCAGAGAGAAAGAAATATTTGGAGATGCACACATACTCTGTGTGGCTTAGTAAGTCAGGGAAGTGGTGCACATATCTTCCAGATGAGAAAAGAAAATACAATCGAATGCTATACAAGCGAAACACGAAAGAAGAAATCGAGAACCTGATTATTGATTATTGGAAAGGACAGGAGAACAACCCGACAATAGAGGAGGTGTTTAAGGAATACAACGAACATAGACTAGAACTGAAAAAGGTTCAAAAGTCAACGATACTCAGGGACACAAAACGGTTCGAAAGATACTATTCCGAGTTCAAGAAAAGAAAAATCAAGTCAGTTACTCCGATGGACATAGAGGATTTTCTGGAAGAACAGATACCCAAGTACAATCTGACTGCCAGCGAGTTTTCTAATCTAAAAGGTATCACAAGAGGGTTCCTAAGAAGGGCTAAGAAGAGAGGACTAATAAATTTTAACGTCGTCCAGCTGCTGCAAGAGCTCGATGTATCAGACCATCAGTTCAAACAGGTGGTAATTGATGATGAGAAGGAAGTGTACTTTGATGATGAGATGCAAGAGGTCATCGAATATGCTCATAAAAGACCAATTTCAGTCAATCTAGGAATCGCCCTAATGTTTGTAACCGGAGTAAGAGTTGGAGAGCTGGCTTGTCTCAAAAGAGATGATTTTGATGGCCTTACGTTCAAGGTCAAAAGAACAGAGACGAGATGGAAAGACACAGAAGGCAATTGGCACTGGGACGTTAAAGAATTTCCAAAGACAAGAGCCGGATACAGAACCGTGATAGTACCGAGAAGTTATGGTTGGATCCTCGAAGAGATAGAGAAGATTAATCCTACTTCTGAGTTTATGTTTACAGATAAGTTCGGAAACAGGATGAGGACTTTCTCATTCAGGAGACAGCTTTATAGACTAGATGACAGATTTAATATTCCACACAAATCTCCCCATAAGATAAGGAAGACTTACTGTTCTATACTGCTTGACAACAAAGTGGATAACAATCTGATAGAGAAACAGGTAGGACATGTAGACATTAGCCTGACGGAGGGACGGTATCATAGAGACAGGAAATCTTTAGAGAAAAAGATTGCTGTCATCAGTAGTATCCCTGAATTATCATACAATGCTGGATAATGCAACGCACGTTGTTTGAGGCTATCAAAGGCTATCAAAAAATATCTTGACAAAACCCGAACAATGGCGCAAAATAGGCAAAGTGAGCTGGTGATAAGAGAATTCGATTCCCATCACCCGCTTTAAAAAACGCCAGTAAATAAAGCATTTCCGGTAGCACCTGAAATAGACGCTATCAAAGAGGCTATCAACCGGATAATCAATTAGAAGGGAGGATGAACCTCTCGATATTTGGCAAAAAAGTTCTTAGGTAAATACCAGAAATTTTTCCCGTTCTGATATCTATCTAAGAATTTTTTATTACACTAAGCGAGTAAAAAAAAACGGACTGAGTATTTAGCTCAGTCCGTAATTCTTTACATCTTGATCACTGCCACTGGAAGTCCTTTGGCGGAAATCGTCCTAGCGAGTCTATCTGCATTGCTCTTATCGCTGAAAATACCAGCCTGTGCAATCCATAAACCATGGTTGGTTACGGAGGCGCTGATTCCTTTAGCGGTCATCTTATTGACCATAGCTTTTGCATTTTTCACATCTTTATAGCTCCCACACTGCACCCTGTACTTAACATCGGATTTAACATTTGGAGTACTCGGAGTAGTCTTTGGAGCCTCCGGAGTCGCAGGCTTATTGCTCGGCTGTGTTGTGCTATTCTTAGCTCTAAGAATGCAGCCAACCTTCTGGCTACCATGAGAGAGACCTCCACACCATTTCTTAAACGGAGCACCTTCACCGCTCTTCGCACAATAAGCATGTCCACTATCGAACGATCTATTGTTGCCGAGATAGACATTTGTATGGTTCATGCTGACGTAGGTGATGATGTCGCCAGGCTTAATCGTTCCGTCGCTTACACATTCTTTTACGGTCTTCTTGCCATTAATATGGTAGATGTTAAAGTATTTCTTGGCATTAGCCTCAGCATTCTTGGTGGTCCATCTGATGTTGCCACCTTTTTGCCCATACCAGCAAATACCATCTTCTCCGCAAAGACCTGAGTCAACTGCCGCCCACTGCACACCGGACACACAGTTCGTCCAGCGCTTATTATTCTTCCTAGCGTTCCAGAATGTCTTTGCGCTCTTCTTGCCGTTGTAATAAACCCATTGCATCTTATTTTTGTTGTCATACTGCATGTACTGGTCGTACTGCATCAGCTTTGCAATGAATTTCTGAATAGCGGTGAGAGACGGAGAATATACGACCGCTTTTGTGGTGGTATCGAAGACCTGATACCCGAGATTCTTATCCGCGAGAGCTTTAGCATTGTCCAACACGGAGAATGCTCCAAGCTGGAATACAGTCTCATCGAACGTCCTGCGAACAACATACTTATCTACAGGCTGTGCTACTGGAGCTGCGTTATTCTGCGCATTAACACCTGTCTCAGGCTTCGGAATAGGCAATACCGTAGCCGCATTCTTTTTGTCATATCTCGCGAGATTATACCGCTCAATGATATTGCAGATCTTATCGATATACTTTGAGTCTGTAGCATATCCACCATTCTTGATAAGAGTGATAGCTGATCTATAATCAGGACACCCCGTCAAACCTTCATATCTAAGCCTAGAACCGTTTTTGGCTCCAAGTAGGTAAGCACTGTGGTCAGCTACCGAATCTTCGATTCTGGGGTACTTACGGAAGTCTGCGTGAATTGTAGTGATGACACCCGGAGTGTATTCCTCCTTGGTTGCAATATTCACCTTGGAAACTCCGTCCCATGTACTGTTCGGCCATGTGTTTCCAGAAAGAACGGTCTTCATCCCAAAACAATTATTAGCTTTTGAGAGCTCCGTAGTAACATATCCCGACTCGAGAATCATCTGTGCAGCAGTTACGGACGCAAGGATCCCAGACTTCTCGTAGTCTTGTCTCGCAAGCTCAAGAATCTTTTCAGCGGCATCCTTCTCAGAAAGCCCTACAAACTCAGTCCACTGTGTTCCGGATGGCTTTGTGTTATTCTCAAACACCACATTTCCATTATTATCAAAGACTTTATAGCCGTAAACACAAGCCTTCTTTGCGTTGTCAAGAACAGTAAAAGCTCCAATCTGAGAAGATGCGTCTGCCCATGACTTACGCACACGGTACATATCACTATTTACTTCCACGATCTCTCCTCCCATAGCTTTAGCAACGTCTTTTCTAAACTGATCCATAGTGAATCCGAGTTTACCCCAGACATGGGTAGGATCTACATGAGATGTGGACAGACCAAGACGGCGGCCTTCATCATGCGAAGACACACGATACAATCCGTTGCTCATCTTCTCAAGCGGGTTCCACCCGTATTGTTTACATTTCTGAGCGAAGAACTGAACGGCGGTATTATATGCTGTCGTGATATTGCTCCTGAACTTTGCGTCATTAGTAATCACATAGTTGGCACCACCTGTGTATCTCATATAGTCAGATTCCATAAGCTCGACGGTAATAAGGTTATTGTTTCCGAACCCACCATCAGCCCACGACCTTCTATTATCTGGGAGAAACTGGTATACAAGTCCTTCCTGCTCGGCATCTACACAGTAGTGCACACATGCTTCTATACCGCCCTGATTCCAATATGATGCGAGCTGAGAAGCTGTGTTCTGAGCTGTCCCTATCGTGTGCAACTGCATTCCGATAGGCTTAATTGTTCTTCCTGACTTGTAACAATCATTATGAACAAGATAATTGCTGACGATCTTCAATATACGTCACCCCTTCTACGAAAAAATCTACATTAAAATAGGGCGTGGAATTGACCACGCCCTGGAACTTCGTCTGTTAGAGTATCTCTTCAACCCTTCTTCGGCTCCTCATATGTCATCGCCTGAGCACTGTCAGAGATACCTTCGGTCGTGGGATCGGTCACAACACCCAAGATCGAGAGCACAGCAAATACAGAGTTCACGATTGCGGTGAGCTCCTTGCCGAGTACACCGAAGTCCCAGTTGTATCCAAACGGAACCATGATTGTCTGAACCATAAGGAGCACAGCCGGGATCAGAGCCAGCCAGAAATTCTTGTTCTTAATTCTTACCTTCCAATTGATAGTCATAATATTTTCCCCTTTCGAGTGTATATTTAGCATTCCATGATATTTTTGTTGTCATTCCCTATTACCGTCATCATCGCCCTCAATGAGGAATCCGTTGTTCTCGATACATTTCTTGTATAGCCGACGAATCTCACTAATAGAAGAGTTGATAACGCCATTGACGATGTGATTGTCCCTTACATATATTTCATATTCATCACATTCGCCCATCATTAAGTTAAATTGTTCCAGCGTATGTTTCTTTCCTCTCATGCATTCGTTACAAAAACAGGTAATATCTTTCCGTTTTTGCTTGAGTTGGTTTTCGCGATCAGTGGCATCACGTTCATTGCTCTCCTTGATATGCTTATCGAGTTTCTTTTCTACCTCTTCGATTTTCATATAAGCACTTTTATTGAGTCTGTCTCCGATCCATTTAAGGATCGCATCCCATGGGTTTATCTTTATTGGGGCAATCTCAATAACCGTACTTAAAATGATGAATACCAAGAAGAGTAGCGTAACGGCATCCTTTATCTCCATATACCTAATGTTGTGAAAGATATCATATAATGTCATAAATTTTAGCGGAATCAAAGGGTTTGCCTGTTGAAGAACCGCTTTATACCACCTTTCTTAATCTAGAATTTACTTGCCCATTGCATCTGTTCCCCTTTTGCTCTTTCCATATGTCTAACCGCCCCGCTGTGTATGAAACACAACGAGGCAGCCGAGCTAATTTATTTTCAGAAGACCGCTTATTATGTGCTAGCTCTCGCGTCTATCGCCACTAAGTATATTCGTCGCATATCGTCAAGCTGTTAAGATAGTCAGCGGCACTGAAACCAGAAGTATTCAGATTTTCGGTTCTTACCGACAATCAGGAACGTATGTCCCAGCAGACTCTGATACTGCACGGCGGCTTTATGAATTTCTTTTAACAGCTCGCTGTCAGATAA